AAAATAATGTAACTAATAACTTATTTGTTGGATCAACAACAGAATTGTTAAAGTTAATTGGTGATAGAAAAAACCTTAAGATTTTAGAAAATGAATAATACAGCTTATTACGGTAATATTAATCTTAAAAGAGCTGGAATATCTATTGAATTTACTGACGATCAGTTAGTAGAATTTGCTAAGTGCGCTGAAAATCCTATTTACTTTTTAGAAAATTATGTAAAAATAGTTAGTATTGATAAGGGTCTTGTTGATTTTAACCTTTATAATTTCCAAAATGAAATTGTAGTAAAATCAGTCAACAATAGATTTGTTATTTGTAAGATGCCTCGTCAGTCTGGTAAAACCACTACGATTGCAGGCCTTATTTTATGGTATGTATTATTTAACTCTAATTTTCAAGTAGCAGTTCTTGCTCATAAAGCAGATCAAGCGAGAGAAATTTTAGGAAGAATACAACTTGCATATGAAAATTTACCATTATGGTTACAGCAAGGTATTGTAGAATGGAATAAAGGTTCTATTGAACTTGAAAACGGCTCTAAGATAAAAGCATCTGCTACATCTGGTTCTGCTATCCGAGGAGGATCTTTTAACTTAATCTATCTTGACGAGTTTGCATTCGTTGAACCAGGCTTACAACAGCAATTTTTTGCTTCTGTTTATCCTACTATTTCTTCTGGTAATACATCTAAAGTTCTTATTACTTCTACACCTAGAGGTCTTGAACTATTCTATAAGTTATGGATGGATAGCGTTGAGGGAAGAAATAGTTACGTAAGAGTAGATGTTGGATGGTGGGATGTTCCTGGTCGAGATGATAAATGGCGCGAAGAAACTATTAGAAATACATCTGAAGAACAATTTAGGCAAGAATTTGGTTGCGAATTTTTAGGTTCGTCTGATACCCTTATTGCTGGAGATGTATTATCTCGTATACCTATCATGAATCCTATTGAAATTAAAAACGATCTAAACATATATGAACATCCAAAGAATGGTGGTACATATGCAATATCTGTTGATTGTTCAAGAGGAACAGGTCACGATTATTCAGCATTTACAGTTATAGAAGTAGGCAGTGTTCCATATAAAGTAGTTGCAGCTTATAGAAATAACAAAATACCACCTCTATTATATCCAAACGTAATTTACTCTGTAGCTAAGTATTATGATAATGCATTAGTATTAGTAGAAATAAATGACATAGGTCAGCAAGTTGCAGATCTATTAAAGATAGATTTAGAATATGAAAATTTAGTAGTTTCTAAAAATATGGGTAGAGCAGGTCAGCAAGTAAGCGGCGGTCATAGAACTGGTGCTTCTCCTGGTATTAGAACTACAAAACAAGTTAAAAGAGTAGGATGTGCTAACCTTAAAACTCTTATAGAAAACAATAAATTATTAATTAATGATTTTAATATTTTAAACGAACTTTCAACGTTTGCTTACAACGGCACATCATACGAAGCAACTGACGGACATCACGATGACTTAGCCATGTGTCTAGTGCTATTTGCGTGGTTAACAAATCAAACGTATTTTAAAGAATTAACTAATATAGATATAAGAAATAATTTATATGATGATAATTTAAGAATGATGGAAGATGAGTTAACGCCATTTGGATTTTATAACGATGGCTCTGTTAATCTTTATGATGATGGACCTGACGAGTTTAATTCTCAAAAATACATTACTAATTTCTAGTTTTATAAATATAAGAGTTATAATTATAAAATAGTTTATCGTCATAAAGGAGATAGCAATGGCATTTCAAGTTAGCCCAGGTGTTAATGTTACTGAAATTGATCTTACTACTATTGTACCTGCAGTTTCAACTACTGTTGGTGCAATCGCTGGTAACTTTAACTGGGGGCCTGTAGGACAGCGCATCCTTCTAAGTTCAGAAACAGATCTTATTAATAATTACGGTCGCCCAACATCAAATAATCAAGAGACATGGTTTACAGCAGCAAACTTCTTAAACTATGGTAATGCTCTATACGTAGTAAGATCTGCATCAGCTTCTAATACAAAAAATGCTGTTGCTAATACTACTGCTTCTAATACTTCTTCTCTTTATATTAAAAATCTAGACGATTTTAATAAACAAAGTAATACATTAACAGGCAATACCTCACTTGGTCATTTTGCAGCAAAATATCCAGGTGCTCTTGGCAGTGCTCTTAAAATTAGTATTTGTGATTCAGCAAACGCTTATTCATCAACAATTTACGGTAATGTTAACGCTACTTCAACTTTAACCTTTAGTGTTGGAAGCAATACGGTTTCACTTACGGTAAGTAATACAGCCGGTGTATCATTTGATAATAATTTTGTCTATGCTATTGCTAACTCATTTATTGTTGGTGACTATATTGTTGCAGGTAATTCGCAAACAATAGGTACCCAATTCCTTAAGATTTCTAATACTTTTACTACTAATGCCAACGCCTGGACAATTACTACTTCTAACAACGCCAACACCACCGCTGTACTAACAGCTAACTTAGAAACATATTATTCATTAGCTTCTTCATCTAATCTTGTATCTACAAACAATACTAGCAATATTACACGTTATTGGGAATATTACAATACAGTAAACAAGGCTCCTGGTACATCTTAATGGGTATCAGCAAGAGGTGGTAATAGTGACGAAGTTCACGTTGTTGTTGTAGATAATACTGGTAAAATTTCTGGTGTATCAGGTACTATATTAGAGACATATAATTCACTTTCAAGAGCTATTGATGCTTATGGTCCTCAGGGCGGTTCTAATTACTATCCTTCTGTACTTAATAATTCATCTAATTGGGTTTGGTACCTAAGCACTCCTACAGGTATGAATGCTGTTGGTAATACCTCAGCCACTGTTACCGCTTCTAATTCATCAGTATTACCTAAGACATTAATATTTGGTGGTGGTGTAGATTCACTACCTGAAGGTGGTACGGGCGGTGCAACTAACATGTCTATGGCTGATCTTACAGCAGGTTATGATCTGTTTAAATCAGCAGAAGATATTGATATTTCACTTCTTCTTGCAGGTAAAGCCGCCGGTGTTAACTATGTACAGGTTGCAAATTATTTAATCGATAATATTGCTGAAACACGCAAAGATTGCGTTGTATTCATCTCTCCAAATTATGAATCAGTAGTAGGTACTACTCAAGAACCTTCTGATTCAGTTGTATCATTTAGAAACAGTATACATAGTTCTTCATATGCCGTTATCGATTCAGGATATAAGTATTTTTACGATCGTTATAACGATAAGTACATTTACGTTCCTCTAAACGGAGACGTTGCTGGTGCAGTTGTTAGAACAGATAATGTAAGAGATCCTTGGTTTTCACCTGCTGGCTTTAACAGAGGTCAAATTAAGAATGTAATTAAGCTTCCATTTAACCCTAACAAAGCACAAAGAGATAATCTTTATAAAAATGATATTAATCCAATTGTTAACTTCCCTGGTCAGGGTGTTATTCTCTTTGGAGATAAGACTGCGCTTGGTAAGCCTTCTGCATTCGATAGAATTAACGTACGTAGATTGTTTATTGTACTTGAAAAGGCGATTGCAACTGCTGCTAAGTTTACCCTATTCGAGTTCAACGATACATTCACAAGAGCTCAGTTCCGTAATCTAATAGAGCCTTTTCTACGAGACATACAAGGTCGTCGTGGTATCTATGACTTTAAGGTTATTTGTGATGAAACAAATAACACTCCAGAAAGAATAGATAGAAACGAATTCTGGGGCGATATATACATTAAGCCAGCACGCTCTATTAACTTCATCCAGCTTAACTTTGTAGCTGTTCGAACTGGCGTAGAGTTTGAAGAAGTTATCGGACAATTCTAAATTAATCGGGGGATACTATAATGGCTTTTAATATTAACGAAATTAGATCTAATCTTGTAGGAGGCGGGGCTCGACCTAACCTATTCCAAGTTACTATTACTAACCCGGTTAATCCAATTGCTGATTTAAAGCTGCCTTTCTTATGTCAGGCTACTTCACTTCCTGCTTCAACAATTGCACCGGTAAATATTCCTTATTTTGGTCGCCAAATTAAAATTGCGGGTAATAGAACATTTGAACCATGGTCTGTTAACGTAATGAACGATGAGGACTTCTTAGTAAGAAATGCACTTGAATCTTGGGTTAACTCAATTAACTCACTTCAAGGTAACATTAATACTCTTGGCTCTTCTCCATCACTTTATAAATCTCAGGCTACTGTTACTCAGTATTCTAAGGCTGGAGATGTAATAAGAACATATCAATTTAATGGTATTTTTCCAACCTCAGTTGGTGCAATAGGACTGAGCTGGGCAAGTAATGATACCATTGAATCATTTGATGTTACTTTTCAGTATGATGAATTTCAAATTCTTACTGGTGTTACCGGTAATGCTGGTGGTGTTTAATCTTAATAAAGAGCCTTCCTATATATTTTAGGCTCTTTTTTTCATAAAGTATTATTAAGGTATTATTATAATGAAGCTGTTTGGCTGGGAATTTAAAAAATCAGATAACGAAACACCTATAGAATCTTTTGCTCCTGAGGTAAAAGACGATGGTGCTGTAGTAGTAGCTGCAGGTGGCTCTTACGGAACTTATATAGACTTAGAAGGTACTGTTCGTTCAGAAGCAGAATTAATTTCAAGATACCGCGAAATGTCAATGCAACCAGAAGTTGAAGTTGCAATTGATGATATTGTTAATGAAGCAATTGTATCAGATGACAATTATATTGTAAGATTAATATTAGATGATGTACGTGTAGTCTCTGATAATGTTAAAAAATTAATAGAAAGAGAATTTAAAAATATTCTTGACTTATTAGATTTTAACGATCACGCTTATGAAATTTTTAAACGCTGGTATGTTGATGCAAAAATTTACTATCACGTTATTATAGATGAAAAAAATCCTAAATTAGGTATTACTGAACTTCGTTATATTGATCCACGTAAAATGCGTAAGATTCGCGAAGTAACAAAAAAACGTAAAGAAGCTTTTACACTTTCAGTTAATAAAAATGAATATTACATGTATAGTGAAAAAGGCTTTCTTTCAGGTTCTGTTGCTGGAACATCTACTGATTATATGGCTGCATCTGGATTTAAGATAGCAGCTGATTCAGTTCTTCATACTACATCCGGTCTAACTGATCAAAATAATTCAACTGTACTTTCGTATCTTCATAAAGCAATTAGACCTCTTAATCAATTAAGAGTGTTAGAAGATGCTACAGTTATTTACCGTATATCTCGTGCTCCTGAACGTAGAATATTTTATATTGATGTAGGAAATTTGCCTAAGGTAAAGGCAGAACAATACGTTAGAGATATGATGGTTAAACACAAAAACCGTTTAATTTATGATCAGTCTACAGGGGAAGTAAGAGATGATCGTAAATTTATGTCTATGCTTGAAGACTATTGGCTACCTCGCCGTGAAGGTAATAAGGGCACAGAAATTACAACCTTACCTTCTGGTCAAAATTTAGGTGAGCTAGCTGATGTTCTTTACTTTCAAAAGAAACTTTATAAGTCATTATATGTTCCTGTTTCTAGAATAGATCCAGAAACACCTTTTGTTCTTGCAACAGAAATTTCTAGAGATGAATTAAAGTTTGCAAAGTTTATTAATAGACTTCGTAATAGATTTTCAGATTTGTTTTTAAAAGCATTAGAAAAACAACTTCTTCTTAAGGCTATAGTTTCACAAGAAGAGTGGGATGCTATTAGAAAAACATTAAAATTTGATTTCCAAAGAGATAATCATTTTACTGAAATTAAAGATGCTGAGCTAATGAATAAGCGAGTAGATTTAGCCAACGGATTACAAACTTTTGTTGGCAAGTATTTCTCTAATGATTATATTAGAAGAACTGTATTTAAGCAAGATGATGATGATATTGTACAACAGGATGAGTTAATTAATAAAGAGATGTCTAGCGAGATTTATAATCCTCCGGCGCCTCAAATGGAACCTACAGATAACCCATCACAACCTCCAATAGAACCTTCAGACGACAGTACTAACTAATTTAATAGACCCTGCAACTTATTTTATATAAATATATTATACTTAATTTTTCAAGGAGATCCATATGTCATCGTTAAAAGATCTTATTAATTTTGCTGTAACCGGAGATGCTACTAATCTTAAAACAGCATTCAGCGAATTAATGGCGGATAAAATTGTTGATAGAATTGACAATTTTAAACCACAAGTAGCGGCTGATATGTTTAATATAGCACCTGAAGTTCAGGAAGAAGGCAAAAAGACAGATCATGATAAAGATGGTGATAATGACTTTGCCGATATTCAAATTGCTCGCATGATAGCAAGTGGTATGAAAAAGTCAGCTGCAGTTGCTATGACTAAAAATAAACCTTATAATGAAGAAGTTGAAGATGTCGATGAAGCGTCGAAGTCATCTGTGGCTAAACCAAAATTATATAAAGATACAATGATAAAAGCTGCATCATTTAACTCATCTAATATTTCAAAGATGGAGCGTGATGAGAAGGCTCGTAAGGCAGCAATGCAAAAAGAAGAAGTTGAAGAACTTGATGAAATTCACTCAATAGGATCGACAGCTCTAACTTATCATGATCACATTGAAGCTAAAGAAATGACTCCTGCAGAAATTAAAGCAAAACATAAGAGCTATCTGGACACTGAAGCCCATCATCGTAAGAGATCAAAGGATCCTAATATCACTTCTAATCAAAGAATGGCTTCTGGTGCAGTTGCTTCAGCAGCTAAAATGGCTGCTTCTGAATGGAAAAACAAATATATGAAAGAAGAAGTTGAAGAACTTGATGAACTTTCATTAGAAACTATGAAGTCAGCTAAGGATAAATTAGCTGGAAGGGCAAAAAATGCTGCAATGGATGATAATAAGTATCTTGCTAGACGAGAAGCAAACAGAGCTTTAAATATAGGTGCAAAGATTAAAAGAAAAGAACGTCAAGCTGCTAATGAAGAAGTTGAAGAACTTGATGAAATTTCTCGCAATTTAGCAAGCCGTTATTTAAATAAGACAAATCCAGATTATAGTACACCAGATGAAAACAAGAAGAGAGATCCTGGTCGTAGATTGGCTCTTGGTAAGAAGTGGGGTCAAGCTTTGGGTATAAATGTACCGAAAGTATCTGCTACTGAAGAAACTAAATACGTAGACGAAGCTCGTCGTCCAGGCAGGCCTTCAAAGAAGTCAGATTCTGCAGAAGATAATGATGATCCAGAAGATAATCCTCCTTTCCTTAATCAACTCCATAAAGCCAAACAATTAAATAAAGTGCCAGGCGCTAAAGACAGTCATTATTCTATCGCATTTGCCAACGGTCCACAAGCAAAGATATCTGCATCACATGCTCACGATGCTATTATGATGATAGGCAATCAAAGAACTACAGCACAAAAAGATGATATGACTAAAAATCTTTCAAAAAGTCACGATAGTTTTAAACAATTAATCGGCGCTAAGTAAGAGGGTATAATGGCAAAAAAGTTTTCAGATTTAATAGCAGAATTGTATCAACCTAAATCCGGTGATGAAAAACGTTTTTTCGCCAAGCATACTATTCAAAAAAATAAACTAGATGTTCCTGCAAGTGATGACAATGTCTTTAATGCAGATAATGTTAATAAAGATAAAACTAAAAATGCTAATAAAGAAAATGAACGCGGAAAAGATACTCGCGTTTATGAAAACTTGACCCAAAGTAATGAAAATTTAACTATTACTTCTATTAAAGAAAATGTAAAAAATAAAATTTTTACATTAGATGAAGCAAAAGCACCTACCCATTATGTTGAAGTATCCGGAAGATATGGCAAAGCAGATCCAGAAAAAGATCCACATACTATAGATAAATCTTCTGTAAAACGTATTAATACAAAGCTTGAATTTTTTCATGATCCAAAAAATGGTTTACCTTCAAGATCTATTCCTGGTAATTCTAGAATTCAAAGTGCTATTACCTCTACACCAGAACATAAAGAGTTAACAAAGCAAGGTTATCGTCTTCTTAGTTACGGCCACAAAAATGGTTCAGTAATTGTTAGAACTCTTAAAACTCTTAATAATGAATCTTTTGAATTAGATGAAAATAAAGATTTTCCAGAAGTAGCTGATCTTAAAAGAACTCATGCAAAGAAAGAAGAAGCTTACGCATCTTCAGGTGCCTCTAAAGAAAAATTAGAAGCAATGAAGAAAAAGCATGAAGAAGAAAAAGATCGCCTTCATCAAAGCATCGAAGATAATTTAGAAGCACATGACCGTCATACAAAAATGTCTCATGAATCTACACAGCCAGGTATGCCTAATTGGTATAAAGCAGCAGTTCAAGCGAGCCCTTCTCTTCAAGCAATGAAAAAAGAAAAAGAAAAGCAAGCTCGTAAAAAAATAGTTTTTGCTAATAGAATGCAAAAAGAAGAAATAGATCTTGACGAAGCAAATGAACCTTTTGGAAATTATAAAGGCCTTAGAGATCATGCAAAAAGCCTTGACTCTAGACATCCTGATAAAAATCCTCTATTGGTAGCCGCGTCCCATATGGCGTTTGGTAATATGCCTCATCTAATGAAACTTCTTAAAACCTTAAGCAGCGGTGCTCGTGGTAAAGTTAAGGAATACATGAAAGAAGAAGTAGAATTAGAAGAAGAAAGACACGATCCTAAGTCTCCTGATGATATTCATTTTGAAAAACAATCACCAGAAATGCAGGCTGCTATTAACTTACACCTTCGTAATGGCAAAACTTATCAACAAGCTGTAGCGGCTGCTAAGGTCCACGTTAAAGAAGAAGTTGAACTTGATGAAGCAATTAAATTAGGCTCTAAAGTTAGAATACATAATCCTGGTAAAAGAAACCATGGTGAAGAAGGCACTGTTGGTGAAATTCATCGTGGTTTACCCGGAGTTAGACCAAAATACTATACAGTAGATCATGGTGGCACATCATCTCAACTTCCTAAAGAAAACTTAAGAATCGTAAAAGAAGAAGCAGATCATATTAATGAGGCCAATTCTCACCGTGAAGTTGACAATTTGAAATCTAAAGGAAAACATCACGAAGCTGGTCAACATGCAGCAAAATCTGGCCATGATCGTCAATATGGTCCACATTTTGGTATGCGTTCTGATAGAGAAAAAGCACAACGTTTGTTCTTTCAGGGATATGATAGTATAAAGAAAACTAATGATGAAGCAGATCTTGATGAAGCTAGTAGTGCAATGAAGAGCCTAGCCTCAAAAAAGAAATCTGGTATTGGTAGAGCACACAAAGAAACTCACGGCATTAGCTCAAAGAGATTTGCTATTAGACAAATTGATAAGAGCAAGCCAACAAAGCATAGAGTGGACATCCATGTTGTCTACCCGTATGGTGATGAGCGTAAGTATCAAGATGTAGTTGTTGCAAAAGACAAGCATGATGCTATCTTTAGCACTCAAATTAAATATGGAAACTTTGGTAAGAAAATGGGTTACTCTGTAGACAAAGTAATTCATAAGGGAATGGTTAAAGAAGAAGCCGAGCAGATTAATGAATTAAATCGTAGCAGCATTTTGCAAAGGTA